CTGGTATAAAGGCATTTCAACTTTTTGAGCCATAGCCCATAAGTCTACTGGACCTAAATCCATTGGTTCTGCGTCTTTTAGCATGTTTTGTAAATGGTAAGAATCAACATGTGAACTAGCATTGTATGCCGTATCACGTAGGAAAATACCATTATTTAATACTGGAGTTGCCATTTTTACTTATTTATTTATTTATATTATTTATTTTAAAATCTTTTAAACATATTATTTCCAGGTGTTCTAGAAATTGTATTGTTATTTGAAGTTGTTTTTCTACTAGCAGGTTTTTCATCTACTGTATTTGAAGAAGATATTTTCTTAGCTTCTTCTGTCTTCAACATTCTAACAGTTTTTTCAGTTGCTACCTTAGTACCTTGGTCTTTGATCTTAGCTCTATATCCTTCTGGATCAGCTAATAACCATAATGCCTCAGCAATAAGATCATGTCTTGGTTCTACAAACTGATACTTCTCTAATAGGTGACCTAACATATTTGTTGGTTTACCTGATATTGAAGGATAGTTTGGTTGAACTAATCCACTGTATAACATGTTCTGTGTTTTCTTATCAAGTTTAACACCGTCAAGTTCTCCTACTGATAATACATTATATACATTATCTGTATATTGTTTAGCAGCTTGAACTTGTTGTTCTTTTTTAGTTTCCTGTTCAGCAAGTTTTCTAGATACTATTTCTTCTTGCATTCTATCCAACTTAGGTTTAAACTGTCTAGCTTTTTGTCCTAACTTGTCTACATCTGCCCAGTCCTCAATTTCTGACTCTATTTCCTCTGGTGTACCAAAGTTAGTAGCGTATAAGTATTGTCTTGCAATTTCTGCTTGGTGATTCTCATCATCAGCATCTAATTCAAATACTTCTTCTACTTGAGCAAGTGTTCTAAACAAACCTTTAAGATCTTGTCCACCATCTGCTACATATTTAGCTGCAGTTTTCAATTCATCAGGTAAAGCATTAAAAAAGTCTTTAGGTGCATCTTCTTTTATCTTTCTTTCTTTCTCTTGAAAGTTAGCTTCAAATAATTCTCTAAAGTCTTTAGTAGTATACTCTTCTAAATCTTTATCATCATCAAAGCCAAAAAGAGTACCTTCTTCAATCATCTTAGTAGCTAACTCATATAAACCTGACTTATCTACTTTAGGTCTACCTTTATTACCTGCTTCCTCTTCCTGAGAAATAAGTCCATCCAATTCATCAATTGTTTCTTGGACTTCTTCCTTAGTAATGATTTGCTCTGCTGTATCTGGTTTACTTGTTATACCAGTTTTGCTGTCAAGGAACTCATAATCAGGTTTTGCATCTTTAGAAAAAAGAGTCTTTTTCTCTTCTTCCTCTTCTGGTAGCATCACGTTTTCTGCACCAGGCATTCCAAATAATTCATCCAAGTTTACATCTACTTGTGAAACGGTAGTGTTATCTTGTGTTGTTTGCTCATCAGTATTCATATGTTGGTCTTTATGTTACTATAAATAATATAACTATTTTTTTTACAAATAAACTTCTTAAATTTAAAATATGCAGATTTTATTTTTTCATTTTCAGCATTATATAGCTAAGTGTTATTTCTTCTTATTGTCAGTTTTACTTTTTACATCAAATTTGTTCTTATTTTCTCTTGCAATTTGTAATTGTTTATCAGCAATAGACTGTTGAACTTGTAGTTTTTCTCTTTCAAGTTGTGCTTTTTGAGAATCATTTGCTTGTCTATTAGACTCTTTTTGTCTTTCTAAACTCATCTGACTTGTAAATTGTTCAGACTTTTGTATATCTCTCATGCTATCAGTAAAGTCTGACATTTGATTTTGATTAATATCTTGAGTAGCACCAAATCCTGCAGCTCTAATTTCAGCAACAAGTATATCTCTTTGTCTATCTTTTTCTGCTCTCATGTCTGCACCATCAGCTTTAAGTTTTTCTTCTTGTGCTTTAGCTTGCAATGCTTGTTCTTGCATTTGTTGTTGATGTTGCATTTCTTGATCTTTCTGTGCTTTGATTTTAGCTTCAGAATCTTTAAGCACTGTATTTAACTCAGCAATACTTTCTGATTGTACTAATTTACCTAAGTCATATATTGATGCACCAGTAGTATTGTTGTTTAATGCCATACCTTTTAACTGCTCAAGTACTGCTCTATAGTTTGCTTTAGTTGTAGCAAATATATTTAAATCTCTCATAAGTAAATCTGTTCCATTAATCTGAAAATTTACTTTCTCATCTGCAGCTGTAACATAAGTTAATCTTGCAGAAGGTTTTGTTGAGTGATAGAATTGAGCTAAGTCAGTTCTCATTTGATGTACTCTTGGCATTAAGTAATCAGAGTGTTGCATGAAATACATTTCAGTTTGTGCATAAGAAGCACCTACAGCTTGTTCTACACCTGTTGCAGTTTGTTGAGAAAGTTGTTGACCCATTCTTTGTGGATTAATACCTATAACTTCATATGCTTGTTGTTTCATATATGTAGCTAACTGTATTCTTGACATCAACCTGCTAGTTTGTTCTAGGTCTAGTTTCTGGAAATGTTGGAAGTTTAAAGCATTCTCTGTATTAGTAATACTGGTATCTAAAGGGAGCATCTGAAAATTCTTCATTGCTACATATGCTTTAGCTAAATTGTTCTTACCCCAATCTTCTCCCATTGAGTGTCTTGGTAATGCATTCTGATCTAGTAGTATCACTGTACCTAGTTCATCTACTAAGATATCTGCTATTTGGTTATTAACAATGTTATATCCTATCTGAAATGGTTTCATTAAATCAATCAATGCAGTTGACTTAGTATTTCTATCTGAGAATACTGCACCCTCTACTGGTAGTTTACATCCGTAGATAGAGTTGTCACCTTTAAATTGAAATCTTAATGGTCCTATGTTTTGTTTATCAATACCTATGTATAGAGGAGTAAACCCACCTGGATTATTCATACCCCAAAATGATGGAATATTTGGTCCAACTTTTACACCACCCCATACTTCATTAATCCATATCCAATCAATGTGCTCTCCATATACTAAATTGTCTTTAGTTTTATTTTTAAAGAGTCTTGTATCATATATAGGATTATCAGTTACTTTATAGTCTTCAGTTATTATTTCAGTGATTACTTCACCTGAGTCAGTAACTTTAGTTAAGTGACCTACTTTTCTTTGAGATTTCCAATATCCTGTAGTTACTCTCAATAAGTATGCAGTACCTTGGTCATAATAATCTTCACCTTCTCTTAAAATATAATTGATTATATCTCCACTGTTAAAGATATTATTAGCTGCAGCTGTAGAGTATTGACGCATACCTAATGAAGGCATATTAGTATTCCAGTCATGAGACTTAGTAGCATCATAAAAAGATCCGTCATTCTGTACACCACCAATATTATATCCTGCAGATCTAATTGGGTAAATAGCTTCTAGTGATGCCATTTGATCTTCATTCATCATATAACCATACTTATCAATAACATCAGCTACTGTAAGCATGTCTGTTTTACCAACCCAGTTAGATTGAGATATATATCTAGCATCAGGAGATTTGTGATAGAATGTAAGTACAGGATTCCATAACTCAACATCATAATCATCTTCCATCATACGCATGTGCCAGAACTCTCTATCTGTAATAAGCATATCTCTGAATCCTCTTTCTTCTAACTCATCCATTCTAAATCTTTCAACATCAACTTCATGTTGGTGAGTAGCCCACTGTTCAACCATTGATCTGTAATCCTTTTTAAAGAATTGTTCAATCTCAGGTAATGATTTAAGTTTATCAGGATTTAATTGTTGTTGTGCCTCTTCAGATTCTGGATCAAGACCTTGCTCTACCATTGCTGCAATAATCTTCATGCTTGCATCAGACATAAGCACATCTTCTACCATTTGTCTTTTTTGCTCCATCATCTCATTATAAGATCCTTCATCAACTGCACGGTATGATAACTTACTTGATCTTTTAGCAAACTCAGCTACAAGAACATTAATAACATTTGGGATGATAGGATAAAACTTTAACTCAAGTGCAGATGCATCTTCTTTAGTAAGAGTTTCAATTATATCTCTATAATCATTATCTTCTTCAACTATATAATCAGATTTATCTATAACACCTTTTGCTAATTTGTAGTTCTTCATTAACCTACGGGCATTTCTTTTAATCTGTTTAAGACCATTCCACTCTAACCAGTCAAGATTCCAAGCAGCCCACTTGTCATCCTTTTCTTTTTTAGGGATAAACTGTAATGGTTGCGTAATACTACCTAATCTGTTGTGTTCAGTTTTAGCACCCTTTTTTAATTGTAAAGCATTATATACTTGCATATCTTTTTATTTTAAATTTTTAAATGGTGATCTATTTAATTTTTTATTTTCACCCAATCCACTTCTACCCATATGTCTAAAAGGACTACTCTTTAAGGTATACAAATTTTTTTGATTATCCAACTTTTTACTTGCATCATCCATCACTACTCTCTTTGCATAACCTATATTTGCTTGTTGTATTTTTAAGAAAGATACTAATGCAGCAAAAGCTACAAGTCTATCTACGTTGAGTCCGTCCTGGTAAGCTTGCATCTCTTTGAGTAACATAATATCTGGAATCCTTTCTACCCCATAATGTATCTTAACAGTAGTACCATCATCTTTCTGAATATGATCTATCTCTTCAGATAAGAAATCTTGTGTATAACTGATCATGTGATTCTTGAATAGTACACCAGTATTTCTCCATCCATACTCTTGAAATACATTAGCATTAGCTCCTACATCTTTTAAGAATACTATTTGGTTTCTTGGTACTAGATATCTCTGTTTCTTTCTTGCTAACATATGATTGATAAACTGAGAAATATTATTCTCTACAATTGTAAAGGCATTATACCATTCAATAATAAGTTCTAGTCTCTCATGTGTTTTATTGATATCATCAAATCTTCCACACCATGCTGCTACAATTTTATCTCTTTCTATAAATGTCTCAGGTTCACCATTAGTAATCTTAGTCACTTCAACCGGTGCTTTCATTACATATATGGAACATAGTGATTCTGAGGTAGTTGTCTTACCCTCTGCAACCGGGTCAATACTTGCATAGTACATTCCATATGTAGGATCTGGTACTGGTCTTTCCCATACTACTAATGTACCTGTTTTATCTTCAGTCTTTTTAGATATAGGAAACTCTGATATGGGTAATTTACTTGTAGATTTTACTTTAACTTTACCTGTCTCATCTCTAGATATATCCAAGTGCTCTGATGAATATTCTTTTTCTTCTATTCTTCTTATCTGTGCATTAACTAAATGTGGAGGAAACTTGGCAGCTTTTCTAAATGCAAATGCCTCTTCTATATTTCTTGGATGCTGAGAAACCTCAAGTTGATAATCTTTAGCTTCCTTGTTTCTCTTTATCTCTTCAAAGTATTCATCTAATGCTACTAATGCTTCTTCAACAAGTGAATTACCATAGTCATCTATGTAAGGAGGCATTGACCATTGCTCAGGTATAAATAAACCTGACTGACCAAGTGTACCATCCTTATCTATAAGATTAGTGTCTACAGGATAGATATCATTACTAGTAGGATCAAGTATCATCTTCTTTAAAGGACCACATTGATCCAAATCCCCAACTGATCCTGCTGCTATAAATAAACCAGTAGTTATCATACCTGATTTAAGTGCTGGTTTGATATATCCAAATGTAGTATCCATCTTAGGAGCAATTCCTGCCTCTTCATGAAAGAAGAACTTAACCGGACCCCCAACACCATTTGTTGGATCTTTTTCAAATGACATACCTTGCATAGTACCTTTAAGTCCTACTTCAGCTTTTCTATCACCTTTTCTTATCTCAATCTTTTGTTGCCACATCATTACCTTGTCTGGAGACATAGGTCTATACCATGCCGTGTGCTCATTTAAGAATGCTGCATATTCAGATAAGAATTTCCATGTACCTTTCTCATTAATGTAATCTTTCAGGGAGGCCCCCATCTTTAGAGTAACCCCTGCTTCAAACCATAACTGGTTAATAAGTTTACCTGCATGAAAATATGATGATGCTATCTGACGTTTTTTAAGAATAGCTACGTGCATGTAGTTTATCTCTGCAAGTATTTCATATAACGCCATGTGATATTGAGCATCTCTTATCTTAGCAAATCCAAACTTTTGCTCCTCCTTATCAAAGATAGGTAAGAAGTTTAACCACATGTAGTAATCTCTAGTAAGATACCAAGACTTATTTTTTGACTTTACTATTACACCTAATCTACATTTAGCTTTCTGGTCATCCCAGTATTTAATAAAATCCTTAGATTTAAATGGAGCTACACAATATACTTTATCCTTATTGAATTTTGTGGACTCAGAATTAAATATGGTATTAGTATTATCATCAAATGCATACTCACCTGGTTCTTTAAATATTGATTTTATATAATCACCAAAATCTTTTCTACTATCAAAAGATGTAGTAGTCCAGGTACCATTATCCCAGGTTGGTATATTTGTATATATATTTTCCATAACTAGTTGCTTTTAAGAGTCATAAGATAAACCAATTCCTCCACGTACTTTACTAGATTGCTCATCTTGTAAATCTTTATATACACCTTTGAAAGATAATCTTATCTGGTCAAAGTTTTTAGCTGCTGCTACTAATGAGTTTATATTTCCATCTCTACCTGCAGTAATTGGTGTAGTCTCCATGTATCTAGCTAATCTATCTAACATAGATGCCATACCTTTATATGCTCTAGATGTTGCAGTACTATACATATCATCACAAAACATTCTTGCTCTTCTGATTGCTTCATCCTCTGTTGAAAAATCTGCTTCTATCTCTTGTAGTACAATCTCTTCTTTATCTATTTCTGGTGTATGAAAAAATGGATTAGAATCTGGACTAGGACAAGTCATATAAAATAAATACTGATATATCTTAAGATAATTATCAGGATATTTATCCATTATATTTTTTAGAGTACCTAATGTATAACAATGCTCAGTTGGTATAACAACTCCATTATCAATATCAAATAGTTTAGTGTACATTTTTTACTGCTTTAGATTTTATAAATATATCAAGAAATTCTTCATAAGGTGTATCTATACAATAAGTAGTGCCCATATCTGTGTATAATACTGTATACTCTTCTGGTTCACTATCATTGTTTACTGATTGTCTTATACTAACTATATAATCTAGATCAATACACGTAGGTACAAATACTAAGTGCTCTGATCCTGTTATCTCATTCAATCTTGTATTTTCCAATACACCATTACAAACATGTACCATCTTATAAATTTTTTAAAATTGCTATTACTTCTTCTTTTAAATATGGCATCTCCATTGGTATTACTTGTTTGATAACTGGATCACCTCCGTCATCATACTTGGTAATAGGATAACCATTCTCATCTTCACCTTCTAATTCAAATGTAACATGATGAATAAACATCTTTCCTGGTTTTAATTTAGGATTGTGCTTTAACATAATATACATGTAAATACTTAACTGTAATGCATAATGATTAAAGTTACAGTCATCTAAATGAGATACTGGATGTTGTAGTTTATCACTTATACCATCCCAGTTTTTATAAGATTCTGTATCTATCTTCTTATTAGTCTTGTAGTCTATAATGTTTATCTTGTCATTTACTACTTCTACCAAATCTGATTGACCACATATCCCTACTGATTTCAAAAATACCATATGTTCAGGATATACTCCTGGATCTAGTTTTTGAGAAGGTGCATGTTTTAAATTATTAATCTCAGGTACTGGAGGTACAATAGGAATAATAACACCATCAACTTCTAATGAAGATAGACTGCACAGATCAGACTCTCTCTGATTATGGTAGTATGTACCTAATGTAGTAGCTCTTAATGCTTCATTATCCCAAATTTGTATTACAGCTTTAGGATCTAATCCGTACCATTTAGACTTAGAATTTTTAGTAACTTTTTTAGCTACGGCTTCTTTATCAAAATGCTTTTTCATTTTTGATATAAGACTTGTTACACTTGTCCATTGAATTTGTTCTTCACCTTCAATGCTAGTATAACTATGATCATCTGCTTTAAATACTATACTCATGCTGTCTCAAGATTATCAATTATTTCTTTAGCTAATATAATAGATGCTTCATCATTTGACATTAACATCTTTTTTAAATTCTCACACTCTTCTGAATCTAGTTTATTCTCAAGTTGAATAATGCGTATACTCTGCTTATACATTTTTAACTCAAGTCTATCTATATATGAAGGTGGAGTACTATTAGTACCGCCCATTGCAAATGTAGTTGATGTAGTAGTAAGTGTACTACCTAAATCCATACCATTACTACCAATATGAGTAGTATTAGGTATACAAAGACCTTGTGCTGTTGTTAAATGTGCAATAGTTCCCATACTCATAATGAATTAAGTTTATCTTCATCTTCCTCTGATATAATAGCCTTCCATCTTAAGTCAGGACAGTCAGATGACAATGATCTTGTTTTAAATGATAATGAGCATCCACATAAATTACAACATGGTTGTGTACCAGGCATAACACATGTTGTACCTTCATCATCTTTTCTTGGACATACATTACATATCTCACGTCTTTCTGCTGCTACCTTTTCTACAAATGCATCTCTTATGATAGAGTTTTTTAAACCCTCCATGATTTGCTTTCTATTCTCCCAAATCTTCCCTAGCTTTCCCATCCTGTTTGCTTTTTAAAAATTTTTCCTTTAATTGTTTTTCCTGATCTAAGATACCCTTAATATTATTTAAACGGTCAAGTTTAGTCTCAATTCTTTTTTTATTAAAATAACTTGTAAATGTATCCGTGTTTAATTTTTTAAATCTACATGTATATTTATTGATTAAACCTTCTACTGTTTTTGGTTTTACAGTCATTACACCTAAACCATCTAAGTTTATCTTTGAGTATTTTAACTCTGTAAGATTTTTTCTGACTTCTTTATAGTAAAAGGTCATAAAGTTATCTACAAGAGTTTCTGATATATTCATATCCTCAGCAACTTGCTTATACAGATCTTTAGGTTTTCTTGGTATCATCTTCCTAAAAATTTATAGTCTAGTAATACATCTCCTTCTGTTTGTATCATTAATGCAGGGTTGAGTTTAATGATCTTCTTATCATCATTCTCTTTTATCACAAGCATATTCTTAATTGCTTTGTTGATAGAATTTCTTACTGTTTGTGGTGACTTAAAAATTAACTGTTCATCTGATGATGCATCATAACAAAAGTGTGTTAATTCCATTGGACCAGTGATACTTAATAAGGTTAAACAGTTTAAGTCAGATTCACTCACTACTATACGTTTTGTATAGCAATGAGTTAAAATCTGAAACTTAACTATCTCCCATTTTGGCATCACAATACGTTTCTGTACTTGATTTACTAATGCCATAACTTATTATTGTTTAACTGGTTCTTTATCTTCAGTAGGTTGCTCTTGTTGGTTTTGCTCCATCATTGCATATTGATACTGAATTGTAGTTCTTTTGAATCTTGCTTCATCTATTTCACACAATGTTTTTTCATACTCTGCTTGTGCTTTTAAATAAGGTAATGATTCTGTGTAGAATTTAAGCATCTGCTCTTTTTTCTCAGCTAATTCTTCTGCTGTTAACTCTACTTCTTGCTCTTGTTGGTTTACATTTTCCATTTTATATAAATTTATGTTTACACAAATATACAAAATAAGTTTAAACTTTAATTATTTAAACAAAAAAACTCAGACCTATAAAGCCTGAGTTAAATCTATATTATGGAAGGTGTTATCTATTTTTAATAGTAAAGTTTAGTATAGTTAACATGTAAAATGTTCTATCTATATCTACTTCAATTGAGAATATATCTAAAGCACCAAGTCTTAATCTTAAACAAACTTTATCCCATTGTTTGTTTTTCATTCTCCAAGCATTTCTATATTTCATACTATATCTTTTGATTCAATTAATGTATAGGTAAAATGATTACCGTGTATTTTAGCTGCTTTCTTGCAGATCTTCATGAATATATCAAAGTCTTTTACTCTTTTAAATACTTGGCAACCTTCTGACCAGTTCTCTACCCATGTAGAATCTTGTCCAGCTTTGTGAATGTTAATACCAAACATACCTGTATCAGTCTTAGTTTCATCATATACTAAATCTTTATTAGCATCTCTGTATACTG